TGAGTCTCGCGGCTTTCGGCATGATCAGCATTTGCTGGTTTTGCGAAGGCACGCAGCACGAATAGCGCAAAGGGCGTCTCGTGAGGCTAATCAGGTCAAAAATATCTTCTTTGGTCCAGAAGAGAACCCAATTGTGGAGAATTATTCACAACGGGATAAGGATGACCCTCCTGGTGGTAACATCAGTGAGTATCGTGAAAGGCGAACGGTTGATGTTCATAACTGGCGGCAGTTTGAATTCCCGTGGCTAGATTTCTTGGGGTGGTGGAATGATTCTCCCTACTCTGAGTCTGTTAGCAAGCTTTTCGCCAAGCATTTGGGGTTGCATTTCCATGAACAATATGTAACCGTCCGAATACCAGGGGACATTGTAGATGAAATGAAGAATTGGTGGACCGGTAAGGAACGTGATGTAGCAGGAGTGAATTATGGATTGAGCATTGCAAAGTGCAAGATCTTTACTTCTGAGTTTGCCATCACTGCTGCCGAGTTGTATGAGGCAAATCTCTACGCACCGGCTTTAGGATTCATGCACTCATGGGAAGTGCAGCAGAATGTAAGTCGTGTCACTACTCATTCTTATCTTCATAGTTCCTTGGTTGACACATATAATAGAAACTTACGGTCCTTAGCCACCCGACAGGGTTGTGCTTTGGTTGGTGCCGTTGGGTTTTCTATCGTTGTCTTATCCGTGATCGCATTCTATTGTAGAGTGCGGCTGTTAGTTCATTCGCGAGTATTGGTCTCAAGAGTGGATGAGGACGGGAGACGTGTGTTAGCTTGGTTTAGGTGGGCGACAGCTAAGGCTGTGTCTAAGCTTAGGCTCGTTGGTATCGAGCTTAACCCTGGACCATGTGGCTGTGTAGGCCATAAATGGTATGGGTGGTGGTGTGAAAATGATCACCGTGGGTCAGTCACTCTGGCCCAGCGAAATAGACGTATGGTGGCTATGGGGTTTAGGCCCCCCATGCTTACACCTATGGTTCTATCACCAGCTGTTGTTCCACCTGCCCCTAGGCTTGTTTGTGTAGAGTTGAATCCGGGTGATCTCTCTATACTTGACATGCAGAGGATGACTGACACAGGACAAGTTAGACGGCTTGTCAATTGTGCCAGTTTACCGCGACCAACGCAGCTGAAACCTAAAGCTGCCATGTGTCTGGGTACTGGGGAGTTGCGAGCTCCTCTTGACAAGAAAAATCCTCTGGAATGTAGAGGTAAGCAAGTGATGTATGGCTTTAACACTAAAGGCTATGCACCACGAGCTTTCGCCAGCAATATGCATAATGAGGAGCAATCATTATATGCACGTGTCTTGTGTGACACTCCTGAACCAACTCAGGATTTGCAGGCGTGTTTGCAGTGGTGTCGGAGAAATTGGCGTAAAATTTTTCCCCACATGCATTCTGTCAGGAGTGTGTCATTCGAAGAATATCTTTCTCGTTCGAACGCATCCCCAAGTGTAAAAAGAACTTTGCGTGCTTGTAAGGCTCGCATGGATGTCGATAGTATTTCTGAGGATAGCAAGTTGACAAGGCGTCAACTGTATCAGTATACTTATCGTTCATCATTCGTTAAAGTAGAAAATGACCTGTATTCTTCACCTTTGGGGAGGAAGGATAAGGCACCGCGTCTCATTCAGGGAGCTCAACCTGAGTTTATTTGTATAGTGGGACCGTGGATTATGGCTCTTCAAGACCTCCTTAAACAGAGATGGGGTGTTAAGAACTTTATTTGCTTTACGAGTGGCGTCTCTGCTGAGAAAGCTGCAAACCATGTGGTAGGCGGGCGTGGCCGCTGGTTAGAAGATGATTTGGGAAAGTTTGACTCTTCTATCCGTAGACCCTGGTGTGAGTTTGAAGTATGGCTTTGTCGTAAGATGGGGGCCCCGAGGGGCGTACTCGATCTAATGACAGCCAATATATCAACTCACGGTTCAACTCACCATGGATGGAGATACAAGTGTGATGGCACCCGTAAGAGTGGTGATCCTTACACGTCGTTGATGAATTCCATCGTCAACGGTCTGTCACACTTGTACTTGTACTGTAAGTGGACAAACAAATCAGTTGACGAAGCTCGAAAGTCACTGAGAATGTTGGTACAAGGTGATGATAATTGCATGAGGCATGCTGAGAGAAATACCTATCCTTGGAGGGTTGGTATGGCTGGGCTTGGTTTTGATAGTACTGCTGTCTACCGAGAACACATCCAGAATGTCGAGTTTTGCTCTTGTCGGCTCTATGAAGTGAGTACCGGTGAGTGGGTTTTTGGCCCTAAACCTGGCAAGGTTCTTGCCAAGTTTGGATATATTGTGAATCCTCCTGCAAATGTGAGCAGGGAGTCAATGATGCGAGGCGTCGCTCTTGGCTTAAAAAAGGGTTGCAGTTTTATCCCACCGATTAATACAGTAATTGAGAGGGTGCTTGAGCTGACCGACGGGCATGATGCCTGGTTCGAGAGAAAGCAGTTCGCACCATTTGCCGAGGAGCCTCTCAAGCCTCGTGGGTACCATACTGCAGGCGTAGATGTAATGTTGAATTTGAACATGAACTACGAATGGGATTACGGCTTACAACGCTGTTTTGATGCAGATGTCTCTAAGTTGGATTTTGGTGGTGAGTTGTGGAATTATGCTCAACTGCTTTATGATCGAGACACTAGTGGACCACAAGCCATATTTGGTGGCTGGGCGCCTCAACAGCGCCCTGAACCTGTCGGAGCTTAATATTGTTAGTTGGCTTGAAACCATCCAGCTTCCTAAATTGCCCTGTAAGTGGTTTTAAAGGCTGCACGACAGTGCCACCTATGTTACTGGGGTGCTATGCACGCCCAAAGTACTGTGATCCGCAATCATAGTATTAGTTGAAGTGATAGAGTGTTACTTCACAGAACCAGTTCGCACCTGAAATTGTGTTATCTCTAGATCTGCACAACCCTTTAGCAAGGTTGTTTAGTGCCCTGAGAACGCATGGAACGGTGTGACTGAAGAGCGACTGATTCTTACAGCACTATTAGCTAGGTTATAGTTATTAAACCTGCAACGCCCATGCCCCGTAAGGGGAGTCCATACTTAGTACGCAAGTAACCCGTGGAGGCACTGCCACTAAAGTTAAACGGCCGTAACATGTCACAAAGAGGAATCTGACTTTGAGAACACCACTCGATTAAGATCGTAGCACCTCAATGTGGTTTGCGTGTTAGTCGCTTTATGCTTTGTAGCTTATCCACG